AGCCCACTTCCTGGGACCTCTATGAGGTTATGCAAGGCTTTGATAACGCCTTTAAGGTTGTCTCCCATCTGGTATGTTTTCATATCTGAAAGGGCCTTCATTTCGAAAATATCTGAGACAGCTTCCAGTGCAGCCTTGCTTGTCTTGGCCCTCATTATTTTCTCAGCGGTATGCTTGTCCACTCTGTAGAGGTTCATAATTTCCTGAGTTTTGCGAGTGCTTTTAGCAGGTTTTTTGTCATCTTTTACAGCCCAACGAGTTGGTATAAAATCTTTTGCTTTGGCTACGTGAGTGTTTTTTTTCATATTGTTTTTTCGTTTGTTGTTGTTGCGTTTCGTTGTTGTATGAACACAATACGATACCTTAACTGTTTGTCAACACAAACAGACAAATAAAATGAAATTAATTTTAAAGCCTACCAGAGACCGAAGAATTCCTCTGACTGCTCGCGTGTCACCAAGGCCTTGTAGTGCCGGTGTAGCATGACAGGAGAGTTGCCCAGGTGAAGTGAAGTAGACTCTGCTGACTGAAGTCTATTGAGCCAATGGGAGGCTGCAGTATGTCGCATACAGTTCCTGGGCCAGTCGGAAATTCTGGCGTCTGCCCTGAGGGCAAGCATCCGTTTCTTGAGGTTGGTCTGAGGTTTAATTAGCCTGGCATACTTTTGATGTCTCTCAAGAATGTCCAGGACTCGCCTGGACTTTGTTTTTGAAGCCTGGGCACCAACGATCAGGTGAGTGTCTGTTACCGTCAAGTGCTGGACCCTAGAGGCTTCAGCCACCCTCAACCCCATGCACAAACATAGCCAAAGGTGTCCTAGTAAATCTGAAGGGCAACTTTTGATTAGCGAGGAGACTTCACCGTTGGTCAGAACTTCAATGTCTCCCCCAGGGTAGGATGGCTTGCCTGGAATGCTTATGGCTTCCTTTATGTAGCCTTGCTTTAAGCACCAGCTCAAAAACACTGATACCTTTCGTCTTGCCGTGTTCCCGGCCTTCATTGCTTCCAGAGACCTCCACCAACTTTTTGTGGAGACCTGGCAGATGGGGACCTCGACATCCATAAACAAGATGAGACGTCCCAGGACATAACTAAATTCTTGATGGTAACGGTGACTGTAGTGGTCTTGCTGTAGGTGACTTAAAAATAATTCAACAGAAGTCTTGACTGGTTGCGGGGAAGCGAGATACAACCTTCGCCAATCTGACCAGACTTGGGCTACAGAGAGTCCTTCGGACCACATGTCACTGATGACATCGAGGTCTTGATCTGACAGGCTAACTGCCTTTTTTGTATGGTGGAGCCGTGGGGAGTCGAACCCCAGACCCCCACAATGCCATTGTGTGAGAGTGGTCATTACAAAACTGATTTAATATTATAATTAAAAAAAACGGTTGGACTGTAATTGTCCCAGGGGTTCAGATATTCTTTTAAAAATAATCTGGCCCCTCCGGTAATCAAAATTTGTTATTATGGAAAAAGGGAATCATGGAAAAAAATTTGACGGGAAATGAAAGTGTGCGATTGATAATTTCACAAGACACCATGAAAGCGATACAGGCACTCAGCTATCACCTCGACCTTTCGCCTTGCGAAGTCGTTTCTGAGTTAGCTGCTTCAAGTCTGCAAGCAGAAGGGTTGTCACTCGATCAGTTAGAGTGACGTTTAAGTGTTCGCATTCTTTTTGCCAGGCGACGTAAAGATCTTTGTCAACCCAAGCACCAAGACATCGTTTATCGGGGTGACGCATATTAGCCATTAGAATTAAACATCATGCACACTGACATTGAAACGCAAAGACAAATTTTTTATAGCTTGAGTGACTAACACCCATAACGCTATGGTGACAAACACCTAAAAAAACTTATTCACAATGCCACCAAGCACACTAAAACAGATCACCCACTGGCTCCTGAGGGACCGCATGACCAATACCTGCTACGGGAAAATCAGCAACCTGGTTTGGTGCCAGGCCGAAGCAACCAGGATGAATGAAGCCAGTGCCCGACGGGTAGTGGTTGCCGAGAAGGACGGTTACGTTTGCATAACAGCAGACAGGGTTTGCGACGTAGAAAGAGCGGGAGGTAAATGCGTATGACCAATGCAAGACAGAAGGGTGCCAGAGGAGAAAGAGCCTGGGTAAAGAAACTGGCTGAATTTGGCTATGAGTCAAAGCGCACTGGTTTCCACCAGAGCCAGGTAGGGTGTGGGTCACCTGACGTGACCTGCGAGGCATTACCCATTCGATGGGAAGTAAAGAACGCCGAGAAGTGCATGATTAGGGACTGGCTTGCCCAGGTTGCTGGCGAAACAAAGGAATATGAAGTTGGAGTGGTGACATGGAAAAGCAATAACAGGCCCTGGGTAGCAATGCTCCCTGCAGAAGACTTTTTAACAATACTTCAATGCTGCGATCTCAAGCAGTTGGAGGAACTAATACAACAAAAAGAACAATGAAAAACATACTAATAATAACAATCGCTGCAGCCCTGGTTGGTTGCGGACAACAAACAGAAACAACAATCAAGTTGCCAGAGACTGTCTGGTCAATGGGCCAAAGCAAGACCTGCGTGGCGTCCTGGTATGGAGAGAAATACCGGGGCAGAACGACTGCCTCAGGGACGATTTTCAACCCTGATGAACTGAGCGTGGCTCACAAATCTCTCCCCTTTGGAACCCGGCTGTTGGTGGAGAACGGGCCCAACAGGGTGTTCGTCACAGTGACAGACAGGGGCCCTTACGTTGAAGGCAGAGAGCTTGATCTCTCCAGGGCGGCATTTGAAAAGCTTGCCGAAAAAGAGGCAGGCTTGATTACAGTGAAATACACAATCTTAAGCAAGGTGACCCACACCCATGGAACTAACAATTGAGGAGGGACCTTACGTTAAATTTACAGTCGAGGTGACTGTGATAGAGGGTGACCCACACCCAAAACAAACAAACAAAACAAACAAGAAAGGAACAAACAAATGGGACTAATAGTTGGAGCAGAAACAAACGAGAATAAACGAACAATGGTGCCTGAGGGCACTCATGTAGCCCGGTGTATTAACTACATCGACTTAGGGAGGGCTGACAGTGAATGGGAAGGCAAAATTACTAAAAAGAAAAGAGTAGTTCTTACCTTTGAGTTCCCTGAACACAAGGCCGTCTTTCGGGAGGAGGACGGGCCGCAACCTCTGGGCAGAACAATTACCTACACTAACACTCTTAAGGAGGGCTCAAACCTTAAAAAAGACCTGCAAACCTGGAGAGGCAAAACATTCACGGCTCAAGAACTCTTGGGCTTTGACTTGGACAAAGTGTTAGGTCAACCATGCCAGGCGCTGATATTGCATGCGCCGAAAAAAGATGGAACCACAAGAGACAAGATTAAGGGGCTCTCTAAAATGCCAGACTCATTGCAGGCACCTCCACCCTCATGTCAGCCTTGGAAGTATGAAATCGAGACACACCCGAAGAACTTTGACAAGGTTCCGGCCTGGTGCAAAGAGGAGATACTGAATAGCGACACCTATAAAGCGTTGCATGGTGATCAAGCTGAAACTCAAACGGAGGTTAAGACCAATGAAGTTCCATTCTGAATTCCAGACAGGGTTATTCAATGGTTTGCAGGAGTCCGTCTACCGGGCGGACCCTGCCCTCTCTACCTCCCAGCTTAAGACCCTTAAAAAGAGTGCGTATGAATTTGCCATGGAGGTTACTGGCCAAGCTGAAAGGAAAGACAGTGAAAGCATGAAGCGAGGGCGTGACTTCCACATGTATGCACTGGAGAGAGACCGGTGGGACAAGGAGGTAGCGACCTGCCCAGACGAGTATGCTGATAAGCGAAGAAGGGAAAGCAAGAAGTGGTGGGAAAAAAAAGAAGCACTTGGTGTAAACGTGATCAAGGAAAAGGACCTGGAGGCCATTCTTGCCATGCACAAAAACATGGCCGAACTCAAGCTTGGTTTTAACGGCATGACCGTGGGAGAAGTCCTGGAGGAAGCCCAGACCGAGGTAAGTGTGTTCGCAAAAGGCATGTATAAGAATGTGGACCTTAAGTGCCGCATTGACTGCCTGCTCAGTGAAGGCGAAGAGCGGACGGTTATAGACATAAAGACCACCCGAAAAGGAGGCTCCGCACCCAGGGCGTTCATTGGGACCTCCAAGCTTTTCAACTACCACCACCAGGAAGCGAATTACAAGCGCATATGCAAGCAGGCTGGCTACCCTATCACTAAATGGTATTGGGCAGTTGTCGAGACAGAGTCACCATACTCGGCGGCCATTTATGACTACAGTAACGACAACTTGATCATGGCAAACCATGAGCTTGATGAGCTTTACGAAAAGCTTCAGGGCTGCATGTCAACCAACTCATGGCCAAGCCATACACCTAGTGGTCCAGTCACGTTAGACCTCTATGGTGGAGCGTTCTAAAGTCCTAGCTAGGGAGGCTTGGTGCAAGCTCCCCGGTTACCTGCAAGCGGTAGCCAGGGAGTTGGAAGTTAAAAAGATCTGGTTTCCACCAGAAGGCACCAAGCTTCCTGCTGCTACTCCGTCAATCGACCACAACTACCACTCTGACGAGAAAGAATACCTGGCCTATGTCCAGGAGGAATTGAACAACGGTGTCCGAGACCCAGGGGCATTAAAGTCTTTCATGACAGGGCTGAGGATGTGCGGAAAAGAGGGTGAGCAGTTAATTGAAGAGATTAAAAAGAAAGTGTTGCGAAGATGAACTGTTACGAATGCGGAAACCCCGCTGACCATTTGCACCATGTGGTGCCCCGGTCTTTAGGAGGTAATAAGACCCTGCCTCTCTGTAGCAAATGCCACTCCATGGTCCATGGAAGACGGCTTAACTCAGGCTACATGACCAGGCTCAAGAATTTAAAAGGCAGTGCCCAATGGCTTGCTCCACTGTTCATGGACCTGCTCGACCAGAAGAGTAACGCAGAGGTCCTGGAGAGAGTTTTCGAGAGGACCGGAGAAAGGCACAAGCTTGACTGGCTGCTAAACCAGGCAGCAAGGCTGGTCCGAATAGAAACGGACGACCTCATAGAGTTCCTCATGCCTCACATTAAGGAGGACGAGGGGCTTCGCAGAGACCTCCACAACGACTGGAATAAGGTTAAGGAAAGGAGCCTTGTCGAATGGCTAACATGAAAAAACCTTTCGTCCCCTCCTGGTTGTTTGAGCAGGGCTTCAATGCATACCAGGTAGCTATATTCTGCTACATTTCCATGCGGGGGAAATGCTTTGAAAACAAGCGAGCAATTGCCAGGAACCTGGGCATGTCCAAGGACACATTTTACAAAAACCTCAAGCCGCTTGTTGACTGTGGATGGGTTGCCAGGAGGCAAGGCAAAACCACAAATTTACACGTGACTACAACCGGCAAAAAGTTGTTGCAACAACCAAAAACTGAGAAGGCACCTGTCCTAAATCAGGGACACGACGTGTCCTATATCAGGGACATGACATGTCCTAAATCAGGGACACTAACTAATCAAGTAACTAATCAAATAACTAGTACAGGCAGAGATAACCTGTTCGCACTGGTCTACAATGCAGGGAAATCTATGAGAGGAACTGGTCCTACCATGGAGGAAAGAACATGGAAGGAGGCCATCGATGACTGACAAGGAAGCATGGCTTCGCAAGAAGCAGTCTGACGAACAAACTGCTTTATCACTTCCTGTTGAAATACCATCTGACGAGAACTCGGAGATGGCCTTCATTGGTTGCTGCATCATGGGAGCTTACGAGAAAGCCTTGGAACTTGGGGCAAACATAGACATGTTCCACTTCTCGCTTTCCAGGAAGGCCTGGAAGGCCCTTGAGAGCCTCTCTGAGCGTTCTTTGGAGATTAACGAGGTGACCATAGCCCAGGAGGTAGGTGAGGGTTCTATGTGGGTATTTAACGCTACGGAAAAAGCCCCTTCACCAAACAACCTTCCATACTGGTTCCCTAAGATAAAAGATGCAGCAATACGTCGAAGGGTTTTCACCCGATATTACGACGGCATCTCCAAGGTGAATGACCAGGAGATCAGCACGGCTGACATCATGGAGGACATGGAGAAGAACTTCTTTGACGTTACCACCAATGCAAGCTCGCTCAGAGATCAAAGGGATGGCTGGAACGAAGTCATAGACACTATGTCAGAGGCTTGGCCAAACGGTTTGCAGAACAAGGGCATTCCTACAGGCAGCCCTTCCCTGGACAGAATTCTGCAGATGGTTCCTGCTTCCATGAACGTCCTGGCTGCAAGACCTGGAAGAGGGAAGACATCTTTTGCTTTATTCCTTGCAGTCCAGGCAGCCAAGGCAGGCAAGAGGGTTGTCTACTACTCGTTTGAAATGCCGTTCAACCAGATAGCCGCCAAAATTATTGCAACTTGCTCTGGTCTGGATGTCAGGCAATACATGGAAACTGGGCACGTCCCAGGAGGAGTTGAGAAGATTGTCCTGGCTACTCAGGAGGCAGCAAAGCTAGGTATCACAATTGAAGACAATGTTGGCCTAACCGTTGGAGCCATCAGGGCTCAAGCAAGAAGGCTGGTCAAAGAGAAAGACATCGACTTGTTCGTAGTCGATTACATGCAACTGATCAGAAGCGGTAAGCGATATGATAACCGGGTCAACGAAGTGTCAGCCATCTCCAGGCAACTCAAATGTGCTGCTATGGAAACCAACAAGCCCTTCCTGGTTCTTTCACAGCTTAACCGAATGATTGAAACCAGGGGACCAGACAGTGAGCCAAGACTGGCCGACCTGAGAGAGTCAGGAGCCATCGAGCAAGACGCAGACCTTGTCTCATTCCTTCACCAGCCAGACATGGACAATGCCCCAGACATGACCAACCTCATTGTAAGGAAGAACAGGCATGGGCCCGAAGGGAAGATTGGTATGCAGTGGACCAAATACAATGGCCAGTTTGAGGTAACAGACGGAGAGGCAGTAACCAGTGAGCCTGTATTTTGAGGACTATAAAGTGCCCAGACTGCCAGGAAGAAAAGGCACTGTCAGAATACCATAAAGACCTGGCTGCACCCAACAAGGTTTCCTGGTATTGCAAACCCTGCAAAAGAAAAAGAACAAACGCCTACAGGGAGAAAAACAGAGATCATTACAACGCAGTCAACAGGAGAAATTATCACATGAGAAAGAGTCAGCATGAGCAAGGAGCGTGAAGAAAAAGTCAAAGCCTTAATAAGGGTCTGCAAGAGCATTCTTTGCTACCTGCCTAGAGCTTACAGTAGCCCTGGCCCACATGGACGGCTTCTCAAAGCCATGGCAGAACTTGAGGAGGCAGAGTAATGGAACCTATGAACATATTCTTTATGGGCTTTTGCATGGGCTTTTGTTTTGGCTTCTTTGTGTGCCTGGTAATGACTGACAGATCATGATAATGGACGGATACAACGACTGCATCATTGGTGTAGTCGAGAGATACGGGCAGCCAGACATAGTGTGCTATGACAAAACCAAAGTCATTAACAAGCTCATGTCAGACGGCATGACTTTTGGTGACGCAATGGACTTCCACCAATACAACCAGGCAGGTGCGTGGGTAGGTGATTTGACGCCGTGTTTCCTAACCTACGACAACGACCCAGACTTGGATGAATATAATAGTTAGCTACAACTCACATGAAGGAGATTTTGTGATGATACAACACCAGGCAGACAACATGGATGATCTAGGTAGGGCAATGGTGACTTTACCAATGATCGCAACAGAAGACGCAGACTTTGATGGACCAGGAGAGAACCAGGAGGAGAATAGGGAATGGAATTGATAGCATTTGTAGGAAGAAAGTTTTCAGGTAAAAGCACTGCTGCCAGGCATACCAGGAACACGCATGAAAAGAGTAGTGCCTTGGAGAGCTTGGCAACACCGATCAAGGCACATGTCAAAAAGATATTTGGACCACTTGAGGAGACGCCAAAGGAGATATTGCGGCCAGTCATGCAGACCCTGGGAGAAGCTCTCAAGCAGAAGTTTGGGAAGACCATCTTCGTGGACGAACTACACTACAGGACGACTCTCACAGAGAACCCGGTAGACCTGATAGTCATAGATGACGTCAGGTTTGATTTTGAAGCCGATTACGTGAGGAACCAGGGTGGTTACGTCATACGCATAATAAGGCCAAGCACAGACGATTCTGGGGACACTCATGTCAGTGAGACGTCGATGGACAACATCAAAGCAGATGCAACCATCATCAACGACGCAGGGCTTGAAGTATTTTTGCAGAGGGTGACCAACACCTTGGAAAGGTTGAGAGATCATGGAGATAGAACTAACCAGCAGTGAGATGGACATGGCCAGGCACATTGCCCTGGAGAGAATAGCTGTGACTGGACCTCAGAGGACCAACGATCAGATGGGCCACCTGGACAAGGTGCCTGGGAACAGGCAGAAGGCCGACAACCTGGGTGTAGCTGGAGAGTTAGCCTTTGCCAAGGCGTATAACCTCTGGCCTGACCTGGACTGCTCAGGGCCCTGCACGGTGGACGTTACGCTGAAGGACGGACGAACCGTAGACGTCAAGACTACAGAGGTTCTGGGAGGCAACCTCATTGCCAACTACAAGCCACACAAGACTGACCTCATTGCCCTGGTAGAGGCCAAGGGCAGGCAGTTCAGTGTGGTTGGCTTCATACCTACAGACATACTGGAGAGTGACCAATACATGACACCCATGCATGGCAGAGTCGTCTACAAGTTCCCCAGGGAAGATTTAATACCGTTATGAGAAAAGACGAAATACCACAACAGAACCAGGATGGAGGTTACATACTTCCTCAAGGCTTCCTGGCAGACATAGAGAGAGGCTGTGACTACTTCTTCAAAAAACGAGGAATGGACACAGGAGGATGGAAACAACAACGAGAAAGAAGACGAAATGAAATCACTAAAACCAACACTGATACTGAAGCATAGCTTCGGAATAACCGCACAATGGCACCATGAGAAGTCAAACTACATGGTGATCGCAGCATTCAACGAGAACAAGACAGGCTCCTACGGCCTGACCATGATAGCAGGGCCCTGGTCGTCCACTAAGATGCCAGACCCCAATGACCCTATGACCTGGACGCCAGAGATACTGCCTGGCTATGAGAAGGAGAGAATGCATGTCCTGGACAGGGCAGAGACTCTCCTGGCTTACCTCAATGCAGGTGGCAAGGACAAGAAGGTCCTGGCAGGCATAATACCGGGCCAGATTATAGGCTTCGATGATGAGGACACAGAATGAATGATATGTCAGGTATGCAGAGGTAGAGGCTACGTGAACAAGCCCTACCCTGAGGTGTGTCAGACATGCGGCGGTTGGGGTTACTCTTGCAGGAGTCAAGGTAAACCTGTAAGGAGAAGGAATCAACGCAAGAGGACACAACCAGGAAAGCTCGTCAAAGGTGTGGGTCACCCTTGACATAGAGCCTTCAGATACAGATAATCGGATGGGCGGCTGGCAGAATGTAGCCACCGCCTACCCGATTCATTTCCATGCCTAGAGGGTCACTAACACAGTTCAACCAGAGAATGCCCGACCAGGGCCTCAAGAACTATGACGGTAGTCAACTCAAGGCAAAGGACCCCAAGAGATACCAGTGCATCATCAGGGCTATCACAGAGGGAATAGCACCTGAAACCATAGCGAAGATATTCTCCGTTGCTCTCCAAACAGTGGAAGCTGTGACAACCAGGGAGAAGCTACCTGCAACCTCTCAAGCTGCTCTGATACATAACCTAAGGAACACAAGAGATATATGCCTGGACAAGTTCAGACAAGCAGTGGAGAGAGATGAGGTGAAAGCGGATAAATTACCCGTCGCTATCGGCATCCTCACTGACAAAGAGGTCCAGGTTCAGGGCTTACCTTCCTCAATTGTAGCTCACACATCAGTCAGCATTGATGCGAAAGGGCTCCAAGAGTTAATAGCAGGAGCAAGGAAAGATACGGAACCCATTGAAGCAGAAGTGATAGAGAATAAAAGTTAGACGAGCCTACCTATTAAACATTATACATATTGTGCGAAGAAAAGCGTTATTCAGGCCATGAGAAGGGGGCGGGGGGGTGCAAACTTTGCCAGGAATGGCGCAACGAAAACGCATCTCCCCACACAACCAAAATGACAAAAGAGACCCAATCAAAGAAGGTCACCTGCAGTTCTTGCGGTGAATTAGAGACATACAGCACGGCCATGGAAGAATGGTGGACCATCACTAAGGAATGTGAGCCATGGCACGTCCTTTGTTATTATTGCCAAGACAGGTTTGATGCTGCCATGGCTGCAGACTAATGAAGAAACGAGCTACTTACACCAGGGGCAAGAAGGCCAAGAGACGCACCATGCTGGAGTCTTCTGACCTCCGATGGAAGGCAGGCAGGGAAAGCCGGGTAGGCAAGGTGACAGGCAAACCTCTGAACTCCCGCCTCATTGAGACAGACCTGGGCCTGGTTCATGTATCAGACTCCAGGTGGTTCCAGAGAGGGCTCCAGGTCCCTGTTTGGTGTGAGCCAGGGGGAGAGAAGATGTATTGCAAAGGGAGGCCCAGACAGCTCTCCAGGTATTGACGTATGAAGTGGACACCTCACCCTATCTACCCCATTCCAACCCAGAGCGAAGTCATTGCGATGAACGCCCAGGGCACCCTGGAGGAGTTTATAGCAAAGAGGGACGAACTGATACGCCTGGAAGAGGCAGACCCTTACAACTACGGAGCAGACCACCACAACACTGAAGGTATCTTTGACCACTGGAAAGACGTGGACAAGGCGATGGAAGACCCAACCATCGACACTGTTTATATCTTCGGAGGAAACAGGGCAGGGAAATCTCGATACATGGCCTCCAGGGTAGTCAGGGCCATGGTCAATAACCCCAAGCTTGCCGTCTGGTGTTGTCATAGCTCAAACGACTCCAGCATCCAGGTTCAACAGCCTTACCTGAACTCATATTTACCGCTACCCTGGAAGAACCAGAGGAAAGGCGTGAGAAGCGTCCAGAACATCAGCTTTAGCCAGAAGAATGGTTTCTCTAACAGGACACTTGTTGGGCCCAACCAGAGCCAAGCCTGGTTTAAGAATTACACACAAGACCTGGGCACATTGGAGGGAACTGAGCTTGACCTCATCTGGATGGACGAGCTTGTCCCACTCTCCTGGTTACAGACCTTGAAATACAGGCTGGTCTCCAGGCGGGGCAAAATGTTGATCACCTTTACACCAATCGAGGGCTATACGCCAACGGTCAAGGAGGCGGTAGAAGGCTGCATTATAGAGGAGACACGTCCAGGCAAGTTGCTGGATGTAAAGTCACCCTCGACAGTGCCTGGGGTTCCCAAGGGACACATGCCGTATCGAGCAAGAACCAGGAACGGCAACGGAGCAATCTTTTGGTTCTTCAGTGAGTTCAACCCTTACTCACCTTTTGACGCCATGCAGAAAGCCCTGGCAGGAAGAACCAGAGAAGAAATAGAAATCAGGGCTTACGGCTATGTCAGCAACCCCATCATTGGAAAGTTCCCCCGGTTCTCTGAGCGGAACATCGTCAAACCAGACCAGGTGCCCAAGAACGGGACTAACTACATGTGCGTTGACCCAACGCCTGGCGACCGCAATTGGTATATGTGTTGGCTTCGCGTCGATGACCTTGGTCGTATCTTTGTTTATCGTGAGTGGCCTGATTTTGACAACTACGGTGAGTGGGCTTTACCAAGCTCAAAGATGGATGGAAAGAAGGGCCCGGCTCAGACAGCAGATTGTGGTCGCAACCTCGCGCAATACAAGACGCTGATCAGAGAGCTTGAAAGAACTGACGGTGGCATCCAGGAAAGAATTATTGACCCCAGGGCAGGCCGAACAGCCGTATTGAGTCAGAGGGAACACAACCAAAGTTTGATAGACCTGCTTTCTCAACCTGACAGAGGAGCAGGAGGTGAAGTAACAAAAGATGGCTTGTTGTTTACCCCGGCACCCATGACTCACATAGATGAATCGTGTGCCCTTGTTAACAATCTCTTTTCCTATAATCTGTCGCAGGAGGTGTCTGTGTTGAATGAACCGAAGCTGTATGTTTCGGAGTCATGCAAGAATTTAATCTACTCACTGCGAACGTGGACAAATGCAGACGGTGACAAGGGAGCCAGCAAGGACCCTGTTGACTGTCTGAGATACGCCATTCTCATGGACCCTATTCACGTTTCCAGGGACCAAGTTTACAGCACCGAACCGGGCACTTATTAATGCACACCACTGACAAACTGGTTTCGTCAACGGAACCTAACATAAACGAACTTCGTAGGGACTTTAAAAGGTCCCACACTGACCGTCGCATGACCAACCGTGTGAAGGATGCCGACAATACCAGGTATTCTTTTTGGAACGGTCAAAGCAGTGACGGTAAAAAGCATGCCGCCGATATTGGCAAGCAACCTTTCCCCTGGGAAGGTGCAAGTGACACAAGAATCAGGTTGGCAGATGAGGTGTGCAACTTCATGGTCAACCTGTCTACTTCTGCAGTGTCCAGGGCAGCCCTGAACGTTGATGGAATAGAAGGCAGTGACACTGAGTCTTCGGCTGCGGTAGGCCTTTACTTGAGATGGATGCTTGGAACTTTAATGCAACCAGACTTTGAAGAAGAATTGGAATTGCATGCCGAATATGCAGCGCAGTACGGATGGAGTGTCCTCCATGTCACCTGGGAGCGATGTTACGCCCAGGTCCCACGGGAAATTAATCTACAGCAACTAACCGGCTACTTAGGAGCCGACAACCCGCCTCAAATTGAAACTCTTACTGCTGCGCTGCAAACAGAACAAGAATACCTGGCTGACCTCCTGGTAGCCGGTAACGAAGGCCTTACAAGGGCCAAGGCACTCAAACATATCAAGGAGATTATTGATACTGGTAAGACAGTGTTTGAGGTGCCTGAGATGACCAGGAACCAACCTTCGATCATCGCCCTACGTCCCTATTACGAAATACTATTCCCGCCTGAGACAACCGATTGGCAACGTGCCAGGGCAATATTTCGCAGAGACTTTTACACGGTGGCAGAGATTGAAGAAAAAGCGGCAAGCGGTGAGTGGGACGAAGCCTTCTGCAAAGAGGTCAAGAAGACTGCTGGCCAGAATGCTTCTACCTTTGAATATGGCTTATCGCCTGTCGTAGGAACCAGCGACTCTGTTGATGACAAGAGCAATTTGGTTGAGATCATCCACGCTTATTCCAGGAGAACAACGGACTCAGGAATGCCTGGCATTTACCTGACCATCTTTTCTCCTTACCTGGAGAAGAACAACAAGGGTGAAGAGATATACGGTGAACACAAGCTTGTGACAGAAGCAGGGGACACCTACCCGTTTGAATGTTTTACCAGGGAGAAAACCCGTAGGAGCCCGATCGAAAGCAGAGGAGTCTCTGAGATCGTCAAAACCTGGCAAAATGAAATCAAAGTGCAAAGCGACAGTCTTACTGATCGAAGCAGCTTTGAGATTTTGCCACCATTGAAGGTGCCTTTACGATACGGTCAACGCATCAAGATTGGCCCAGGTGTCCAGGTAGCAGAGCAAAGACCGAACGACATCTCCTGGATGGAGCCACCAAGGCGAGGTTCAGAACTTGCGTTCCAGCTTATCAACGACATCACGGTAAGGACTGACCGATACTTTGGCAGGCCAAACTCAAATGTCCCCCCAGTGGAAACTCAGTTACACCAGCAAGCATTCGTCCACCGCTGGTTGCGGCACATGAGTGCAGTGGTTGGAAGGATGTGGGAGTTAACCCAGAAGTTTGACAGTGACGAAAGGTTTGGTGCCGTTACAGGGACAAATGCACCAATGCCCAGGGACAAGAACAAGTTTAACTTCTCCCTGAACTTCGATATTAGGGAGCTGGACAACGAGTTTGTGCAAAAGAAATTGCAAGCTATATCACAGTTCATTTTACCGGAAGACACCATGGGTATCGTTGACCGAACCAAGCTCATCCGCAAAAAGCTTCAAGTCATTGACCCTACCCTGGCAACAGACCTGGTCACTGAAGAAGCTGAAGCCAGCAAGAAGATGTTCGACGATGTGAACAACCAGGTGGCCTTGATGGCTCTTGGTAACCAGCCTAACTTTGTAGAGAACGACCCAAGTGCAGGAATCAAGTTGCAATTCATGCAGCAGATAATTGCCAGCAACCCTAAATACCAGGAACTACTTCAGAGTGATCAACAGTTCCAGGAGTTAGTCCAGGCGTTTTCGCAGAACTTGAATATGTCAATGATGCAGCAACAGAACAAACAGATCGGACGAATAGGAGTTAACCCTAATGGATGATTTTGAATTCAAAGGCTACCCGCCTGAGCTTCTTTCTGCGTTTCAGTTGCCTGAAGAACATCCTGTAAGGCAGGGCATTCTTTATGTCCTCAATGAAGCAACCAAAGGTGAGGCAATCGGTGTAGCAGCACCAGGGCAGAACGATGCTGACAGGCATTGGCACGCAGGCAGGCTGGCCATGATTCAAGACCTCTTCTTTGGTTTCGATAACCTGTTCAAAGACGCTAACAATGAGAAGCCAGAGCAGGCCCCTTGACAGCTTTTGCGGAAAAGATATGTTCCGCATCAGGTGACCAACACCTCAGTCTCTTAGGCACTGTAAGCCTATGTTTTGGGCATCTTGCGGCCCGTCATAAACAGCATGTCCGACGATAAAAGTATGACTGCAGACCACCAGGTTGCAGTGGAAGATTTACCAGACACTGGTGCAATGGACGCAGTGAGAGATGCGATCAAGGCAAGCCTTGGCGACTCTGAAGCCTCCGAAACAAAATCAGAAACACCACCTGTGCCTGAGGCTACGGAAGGCGAATTGCCGCCACCCAACGAGTCAAAGGCGGAGACGGAATCTGACACGTCAAGCGACTATTCATGGCGCAAGAGGGTTGACAAACTGACCTGGCAAAAAAACGAACTTCAACGTGAAGTTGAAGACCTCAGGGAGAAGCAGTTTGAATTAAAAAAGGAAACCCGAACACCAGAAGAGTCAGCAAGCACGGGAATCAACGAGTTAGTCCAAAGCGCAAATGACTTTGACGCACTGGAACGACTTGAAGACGAGGCACTGGAAGCAGAGAGATGGGCAAAGAAAACTTTGTCCCGTTATCGACGCGACCCAGACTCTGTAGAGCGAGAGATACAAAACCGCACCGGGCAGGAACTGCCTGATGATGTCGAAGCCTGGCTTGAAGACCTTAGCTTAAATGCTGAGTTCTCCAGGGAGAGCGACATACCAAAGCGACGTAAAGTATTACAGCAGCAGCAGAAAAGCTTCGACTTTGCAGCCGAGAAATACCCTTGGCTCAAGGACCCCAAAAACCCGGCAAGAGCGTGGGTTGATCAGGTAAAGCAGGAATCTCCTGCAATAAAGAACTTGCCAGACGTTGACCTCTACCTGGCTAGAGCCCTAGTTGGCTTCTATGTTGAACAAGAGCAATCGAAGGCAAAACCACAAACCAGAACACCTGACCCCACACCTCAACCAGGCAGACCTGCAGCACAAAGGTCCAGCATGAGTTCAGAGGACGAGGCTATTGCCAGTGCTAAAAAACGTGTCATGAAGACCGGCTCCAAGGATGGACTTAGAGACTTCATCAAAGCGGCATTTATCAAATAAGGACAAATTATGGCACTATTAATTGAACAAAACCAAACCGCAAAACGCGAAGACTTGCTAGATTTGCTGACCCGTGTGGATGAGCGAGCAACCCCTTTCATGAGCTTAGTCAATAAAGGGACGACGCCTCAATCGACCAGAATGGACTGGCCAGTTGATATCTATGCTGCCCCCAGCCTGGGTGGAATTGTTGACGGGAAAGATATTGCGGAAACCGGTGGCGGCGATTACGAAAACCCTGCAGGCGACCGAGCATTACTTTTCAACTACCTGCAGACATTCAGACGTGCAGCCATGATCTCACGATTGGCTGGCGACGTATCTGTTGTTGCCGGTGTTGCTGATGAAAAAGCAAACGCAGTAGCAGTCAAGGGAGTTGAATTGCTCCGAGACATGGAAGCTACCTTCCTCTCCGACCAGGAATACGACCTGGATGATGGAACCGACCCCTACCTTTTACGAGCCATGGGAGTCTGGGTACGCGACACTGCGAACATTGGAGTCCAGACTGCAGGCAACCAAGTAGGAGTCAACTTCCGACCTGCAGTAGGCCAAATTAATGGAGACCCGACTGCTGATCTAACAGAGACTGACATCCAGACCATGCTACAAACAATCTGGACTAACACTGGAATGATTGGTGATTACAAACTGTTCTGCGACGCAACTCTCCGACGAGCATTCACAGACTTCACCCGAACCATTTCTGGTGCAGGCTACGCTACACGCAACCTGAACTACGATGGCGACGGAACCAAGATTTCCAACACTACTACAGTGTTTGAAGGAGACTTTGGTCAGGTAGAGGTCATCGCTGATAACTTCATAGGCTACAACGCTGCAGGCAATGCTCAAGAGGCTGGTCGCGGGTACCTTTTGGATATGGATAAAGTGGATGTCCGACTCCAAAAAGCTCCGACAGTAGAGACCTTTGAAGATCGTGGTGGCGGTGAGCGCATCATGATTGAGAGTCGCGCAACACTTCAGGTCCGCAACCCTAAAGGGCTCGGACAGTTTAGCCCTGCACTCTAATAGAGTTGTCGCAACAACTCTGAACACTTCCAAGGTGTGGGTCACCTTGGTCACGCAACACACCTCCTGGAGGGGGCAGTCAAATGCCTCCTCCTATGGGGGGCCCAAATTTTTATGGCAGACATAACACAAGAGGTGAGAGATAAGCTGGCGCAAAGACACATTGACTCTTTCGACAAGAGGCATGCTGAAGCTATTGCCAGGCAACGCGAGATTGCGAAACACAACCAGAACAGAAGGTCTATCGACGGTGTAGGCAGGCCTGTTATGGAAGTGGACAACAAGGTCTACCAGGAGTGGACCAGGCGTGAAGGAAAACAGATCTGGAAAGACCCTGAGTTCCGAAAATACATGGCCCGTAACAACCCAGAATTAAAGGTTAACTCCAAGGGCACTGGAAAAGTGCAAGTCGGTTATGGCTCATAGCCCATTGAATTTTAAATCGATTCTCAACCAGGTATGCAACCTGGCAGGTATCGATACAGACACGCTACCCACAACTGAATGGCGATTGATCAGAGATCTTGTCAGTCGTCGCATCAGGTTTGGGTGGGAGGCCGCCAAATGGCCAGAGACTTGTGTCACTGAAAAGCGAACGGTGACACAGAGCGGAGGTGAGGAAGGAGACTTTGTCAGCCTCTCCCAGGCAGGCGAAACTCCGATAGGAGAAGTCTTTGCTGTTTACAATAAATCACCAAAGCAAAACACAGACACCCAGACATACGACTGGCACATTTCCGAAAACGGAGTCCAGCTATCAAAGCCTGGTCAAGAGGTGTTTGTTTTCTTCCGCAAAGTGGCCCCTGAGTTTGCCGGGGAACTGTATAGCCAGGACAAAAGCTATAACGAGAACGACCACGTTTACGATAACAGGCACGGCAACTTTTACATTGCCAACCAGTCTGTTGCTTCAGGGTCTAACAACAGCCCCTTCGCGCAACCTAGCTATTGGGACCTGGTCAACGTCCCATCCATCTTCACTGACTATTTGATCAGGGGAGCTTACGCAGATTATTTGCGACACAACGGAGAACTCGACCGAGCCAGGGTAGCAGAGTCGGACGCGAGAGGAGCCCTGGACCACGAGCTTCTCAAACTGCACACACAACAAGGCCAGACAACCAGGCTTCAGGTCACAACCTATTAAAAAATTATGCCATCACTAGTAACCGGAGTAGACAACGACGATAAGTACAGAACGCTGAGAGTTGGTGACGATGGTCACCTTGGTTCAAGTAAATCGATCAGACAGAAAGTGGCGGGGACTATAAACGGACCTTTCAGCTACATCTTCACTCACACACCAACAGTGGCGACAATCACGTCCCCAAACATGAGCGGAGACACAGCAAACATTCCTTTCCCCGCTGGCTCTCAGTTTCGAGTTTGCAGCGCAACTTCGATCACGGTTGTCTCAGGGGACCTGACTGCTTTTTACGTATGAACACTGGACTAGGACTTGGTTTTGGACTCACTCAATCTACTCCCTCCGGGGAGACGGTGATCTTTGAGCATCTCCTGGTTGACGAAAACGCAGACGGCATTATCGATGAAAATGCAGACCAAATAATTATCGCAGACACTAACTAATTTTTACCCATGGCAAACAAAAGAATTAAAGACATCTCCACGGCAAGCACCTCGTTTGCCAGTGACGATTTCGTCATCACAGACTCAGCTACTTCTGGGACTCGGAAGATGACGAAAGACACCCTGATTTCCCAGGTCAGTGCAGGAGTAAGTGGAGACTACCTGGAGGAATCAAACAACCTCAGTGACGTAGCCAGCAAAGACACCGCGAAGCTCAATTTGGAGGTGCCAGATATTGGACTTCAAGCAAACCAGGTCCCGCTTTGCGGATTCTTGGGCGACCTCGCATTTCAGAGTGCAGAGGGAACATCACTTTCAACGCTGAAAC